CAGCCCGGCGGGGCGTCGAGTGCTGCCACGTCTGGTTGGGGCATCTCCGCCGCTGGCGGCACCACAGGCGGTTTCGGCGCCGGGCAGGCCGGTAAGGCGCCCAACCCGCAGAACTACACCTACAACGGCGTCACATATAACGGTGGCGCGCAGCAAGGTTCTGGCGGCGGCGCGGGTAACGCACCCGGTGGTGGCGGCGCCGGCGGTAACGGTGGGTTGATTTCGGGATCGAACGGCGGCGCTGGCGCTGTTGGCCGCGTGTGGGTGCGCGCATACCAGTGAGGGATGGTCATGGAAACCACGGGAACGCTGCTGGTTCCGTGCCCGATCTGCGGGCATCAGGTGCCAGTCGCTATCAGTTTCGATGATGTCCGGGAATCGTGGGTGCCGTCGGATGATCTCGTCGGGACTGTGAGTTTGCACGTTATCGACGCCCACAACCAACCAGTGTCAGGTCACTGAGAAAGGAAAAGGCATGGCGGTTACGGCCAAGTACTACTCCGCGTTTTTTGATCACCTTATGCGCGGGAAAATAGACCTGATCAACGACACGATCAAAGTGATGCTCTGCAACTCGAGCTATGTGCCTGACCAGGACAACGACGCCTACAAGGATGATGTGACCAACGAGGTGTCGGGGACGGGCTATACCGCTGGCGGGGCGGTGATCTCGGGGATTTCGATCTCATACAACCCGGCCACGAACGTTGTGAGTTTCGACGGTAGCGATGTGTCGTGGACGAGTGCCACGTTGACGGGTGTGAACGCGCCTCGCATCGCGGTGATTTACGACGACACCCCGGTTAGTGCCTCGGATAAGCCGCTGATCGGCTATGTGGATTTCGGTGACGACTCGTATGCCCCGAATGGCGGCACGCTGACGATCGCTTGGAACGCTTCGGGCATTGGCTCTGTGACGGTGTCGTAATTATGCCTGTTAAGAACGATTGGCAGAACGGCGATTACGTTGACGCCGACGCGATGAACGATGTCGCCGATCTACTCAATGAGGTTGAAGAGGATGTTGCTGCCAAGGCCGATGCGGTGCATACGCATGCGGCTGGCGATATCACCTCTGGCCAGCTGGATATCAGCGTGATCCCAACCGGCACAACTGCGATGACGGTGTGCATCGGCAATGATTCGCGACTGTCGGACACCAGGACGCCGACGGATAACACAGTGTCGGCGGCGAAGATTCAGGATGGGGCGGTAACCGAAGCGAAGATCGCTAGCAATGCTGTCACGACAGCGAAGATCGGCGACGGCCAGGTGACGTTGGCGAAGATCGCGGCGGCGGTGTGGACGGACCGGCCGAAAGTCATTGTGTCTGCCACCGCCCCGGCGGACACGTCGGTGATTTGGGTGGATATTTCCTGATGGCTGTTGCGAAAGTTTGGAACGGCTCCGAGTGGGTTCCGACGAAGTGGAAGACACACAACGGCTCCGAGTGGATAGAGCAGTCGAAGGTCTGGGACGGATCGGAATGGGTTCCCATCAAGGGTGCACCACCCGTCCTGTTCGACGCCGTCGGCGCAGGAGGGTCCGGTGAAAGCGCAGAGATCAGCAACCACTTCTCCTGGACCCACACCGCATCAGGGGAAGGCCGCGCAGTCGTCGTCTCCGTCGCGGGACAAGCGTTCGGCGACATCACCGGAATCACCGCCACCTACGGCGACACCCCTATGACTGCCCTCACCGAACGCGGCTTCAACAACCGCTCCAGCGGACGCACCCAACAATTCATCCTCCTCAACCCGCCGACCGGGGCGCAAACCGTGCAAGTCACAGTTACCCGCAGCGAAGGGGTCGTCGGAGCCTCCTACGCCATAGCCAATTCCGTGTCCTACAACCACGTCGGCGCCTACACCCAAGGCGCATCCAGTCACGGAATCGGCGCGTCACGCAGCCTCACGGTCACCACCGCAGGTGAAGGCGACATGGTCGTCCAAGCCTTCGGGCACCAAGACAGCGCCGGGATGTCCGACTACAGCCAGACGCAACGGAGCAACCTCCCCGGAAGCGACCGCCCCGGAGGCTTCATACCTGTTACGCTTCTGATCGGTGACTCCGACGAAGGCGACAACAACATCAGCTTCACCGCCACCGGAATAGAAACCTACTGGTCCGGCGTCTCCGTCATCCTCCACCCCGCATAACCCTGATGCGCTGCACGATCTGCGGGCACCCCGCGCAGGACCATGTTCCGCTCCGCTACGTGGTCCGCGCCTGGATCGGGCACCGGCTCGCCCAACCCCGCGCATGGCTCGACCGTCAACTTCTCAAACTCTGGAGGTCGCTGTGAAAAACCTCGCCCCGATCCTCGCCGGAACAGTCCTCGGCCTCGCCCTGGTGGGCACTGTCGCCTACCTCGCCATGACCCACACCGACGACATCCTCGAATACCTCTAAACCCCAAAGGGGAACCATGACGAAAGTCATCACCGCGCAAAAAGCCCGCGAGGTTGACGCCTGGTGCCGCGCCCGCCACGGCCTCCCATACGCCTACGGCGGCGCGTTCACCACCGACCCGCGCCGATCGACAGACTGTAGCGGACTGGTGCTTCAGACTGGGGCGTTCATCATGGGACGCACAGACTGGAGTGGGAACCGCTACGGCTCAACCGAGAGCTTCAGGCTCGACCATAAAATCGTGTACGACATAGGATTCCGCCGCCTGCCACGCGGCGGCGTCCAGGCGCTCGGCTTCCAGCCCATCATGCTTGTTGGGCTCCAGCACGGCGGCGGCGGCCCCAACTCCCACACCGCCTGCACCCTCTTCTACGCCGACACGCCTGGCGGACCCATCAAACCCTCCACCCGAGGCATCGACTGGGAATCGTCTGGCGGCCGAGGTGTGCGCTACTACGACGGTGCGCGCGCCTGGAACGATCCACTGTTCCATGATTTTTGGTTTCTGGATGCGCGTCTCGACATGGCCGCAGTCCACGAACCCGCGCCGGCGGCGGTTCTGCTGGGTCGGGACTGTGCACGCCACGAATGCCGAGGCGAGCGGGTACGCGCGTTGCAGGAGAAGCTGAACCGCGACTACCCCGCCTACTCGAAGCTTGTGGTAGACGGCATCTACGGTCCCGCAACCGAAGCCGTCGTCAAAGAGTTCCAACGCCGCTCCGGCCTGCTCGTGGATGGCATCGCCGGACCCGCCACCCTCGCCAAACTCGGATTGTCGCTCACCACCCCACCGGAGGCACCCGTGAAAAAACCTGTCGTTGTCGGCCCCGCAGACGACCAGCTCACCATGCGCTGGAACTGCCTGGGCGGCCAAACCCTGGTCGAGGCGGTCGCCGAGATCCGCGACAAAGTATGCGGCACACAGGACCGCGACAAAACCGGCGTGGTGACCGAGTAATGGCCGCGCTGAAGATCGTCCTTGAGCCCGATCTTGACCGGGTCGAAACCGGAATCTGGTGCCCCCGCTGCAATCTGCCCTCCGGCTGGCGCGTGCCACTCATCGGAATCAGCACCAGCGGCATCGGCCACCTCTGCACCATCACCCGCTGCGGCGACTGCGACCAACCGATCCCCGAATGAGGCCATCCAATGACGCTGAAGCTCGGCTCGCAGGGCGAGCTGGTCAGTCGCTGGCAGCATGCCATGCGGCAACGGTTCCCCGCCTACGCATTGGCTGCTGATGGTGGCCCTTTGCGCGTTGACGGGTATTACGGCTACGACGATAGAGATGTGCAACGCGAGTACGAGCGTCGCACCGGGCAGGTGGTGGACGGTATCGTCTCCGACCACGATCTCGCCGCGCTGGGCATCACCCAACCCCCGCCCCGCGCAAGACATCTCGCGGTTGTGTTCCGTGGCACCGGCGGGGTGATCGGACAGGACTACGTCTCCCAAGTCTGCCAGCCACTGTCAGACCTCGTTGAGGAGGTCCATCCTGTCTGGCCGGCAACCATGGGTGGTATCCCCGTCGGGGCGGCGCGTGACCCCAAAGCACCGTCGATGCAGCGGGCCGTGCAGATAGCTGTCACCGACACGCAACGCATCATCACCGACGCACTGTCCCGCGACCCGGGCCGCAAGATCATTGTTGGCGGCTACTCCGCGGGCGCTGTCGTCGCCGCCCACGTGCGCGCCTGGCTGCACGAGCAGCATCCCGGAAACTACCTGTGCAGCTTCAGCTTCGGCGACCCGACGCGGCCGCACGGCGGCTCCTACTACCAAGGCCCAACACATTCAGGCCAAGGCATCGCCTCCTGGCACTACGGCGACCCGACCGATTGGCGGCACTGCTGGCTCACCGACCCGCGCGACATGTACGGCAACATCCCATTGGGCGAGGTCGGGGAAATCATGCGGACCTGCTACGACATAATCACCCAGATCGAGCTGTCCGACCCACTCGGCACCGCCCGCGCCATCATCCCACTCATCCCACAAGTCGCAGAACAAGCCGGAATCCCCATCCCCGCCGTGCTCCGCTACCTCACCGACGGCGTACCCGGCTCCGGGCTGCTCGGCATCGGTGGCCCAGCGGTGCTGTCACTGCTCGGCGGGATCGGCCGAGACGCATCGACGCTGACAGGCACTGCTGCGGTCGCCCGGGCGGCGCGGATCGCCCTCGAATTCGCCGCCGACCACACCCGCCCGCACATCGAATACCACCTGCGCGAAGTTTGGCCCGGCCAAACCCATGTCGGCCTAGCCATCCAACACGTCCGCCACTACGCCACGGAGGCAGCATGAACCTGACAGCGCAACAACGAAACTGGCTGTACGGCATCGCCTGCGCACTCCTCGCGGTCGCCGTCACCTACAAAATCATCGACCCAGCCCACGCACCCCTGTGGCTCGACCTCGCCGCCAACATCCTCGGCATCGGCGGCACAGGCACCGCCGCCGTCGTCCTCAAAACCCAACGCGCAGACGGGACCGTCGAGTGACCATCCTGGAAGTTGTTGCGCTGGTGATCGGCTCGGGCGGCATCGGCGCCATCCTGTCCGCCCTCGTCAACTGGGCAGCCAACCGTGGGCAGGTGCGTGTCGACCATTTCCGCGCCATCACCGACGCGTTGAATCGTCGCATCGACGACCTGCAAGAAGAGGTCAACGAGCTGCGTCGGCTGCTCAACGCTGAGCGCGCCGACCATCACGGCACCCGCCGGCTGCTGGGCATCGCCTGGCGTCACGTCCAGCACCTACACACCTGGTTGGACACCGGGCAGCGCGGCCCACGCCCCCCGATGCCCGAGGAGCTGCACGACACGCCGCCGTGAGGTGGTTCGAGGGGTTTCGGTGAGCTGCCGCCCCGGGTTGAGCGCGGACCCCAACGCGCTCCCCGGGGCGGCCCGATTTTCCGTCTCAGCGGTGTCATGACGACTCGGGCGGAGGGGACCACGGTGTCTGATGTGGTGCGGGCTGCGCTCGAGCAGTATGCGCGGGGAGAACAAACCCTTGCGCACCCTAAAACAGGGTGCTATCCTGTTGGTGTCAGGTCAGGGGAGCCGCCCCAGACCACCGGACAGAGAGGACATCCGGCAAATGAGCACCACCGCCGCCACTGAGCGTCAGATCGCCTACGCTCGCAAGCTGCGGGCCGATATCCGTGAGCGCATCGCCAACAAGTTCTTCGACCGCGACGTCGTGCGCGGGAGTTTCACCCCGGAGCTGAATCCCGAGATGATGGCGCGGGTTCGCGCGCTGCGCGCCGAGGGTCGGCGCGACGAGGCCAAGGCACTGGCCGCCGAGGCGCGGGCCGAGCAGCACGCCGCCGCCGAGGCTGCTATGGACGCCTACCTCGCCCGCCGGCAAGAGCTCGCCAATGTCGACATCGACAGCATGGACCGCGCCGCCATCTCGGCGTTCATCGACGAGGCCAAAAAGTTCATTTTCTGAGTGGCGAGGAAAGCGCGCCGGTGGCACCCGTCGCCGGTGCGTTTTCTCCGGCACTCGGGAGGGCCCGGGGTCGCCACTGCCCATCACCCACACCACGAGGAGGGATCATGACCTATACCATCCGCGACGAGGCCATCCAGTGGGAAATCGTCCACCCGATCGAGGCGTCCGGCGAGGTCGCCAACGCCTGGGCCGAGTTCGACATCGAGGCTATCGCCGGCGAGGTACTCGGAGACTACGAGCAGGGGTACGCCTGCCTCGTCGATGCCGACGAGTTCTGGCGAATCGTCGAGCGGCACGCGCGGCAGCACACGGTTCGGCTCACCAGCACCAACAGCCCCAGCGTCCATGACGGCGAGACCCGGTACTTCGACACGCTGACCGTGTTCCTCGGCGACGAGGAAGTTGGCGCAGTCACCGTCGAGTCCTCCGAGGATCCCGAACCCTACATTGCCGCCCTGCAGTCCGAGGGGTGGCGTGTGATCGACATCAGCGGCTCCGACTGGATCGTGGAGCCCGCCGAATGACTGATCCGGCGCTCGTCGGCCCCCGCGGTGGTGCGGGGGCCGGCCGCATGGATGGCGGGGAACTCCAAACTGTGCGCGAGTTCCTGGGCCTGACGATCGAGTCCCTGGCGGGGATGCTGCGGGTCAACCCCCGCACCATCAGGTCGTGGGAGGCGGGGCGTGACCCCATTCCCGAACGCATCCGCGAGGAAGTCGAGCAGATCGAGGCGATCACGGCGCAGGCGGTCGGCGAGTTGGTCGAGGCGCTGCGCAACGCCCGCGACCCGGCGGTGCTGGTGCACCGCTCCGACGAGGAGTTCCACGCCGCCCACCCAGACCGCGCCTACCTGCCGGCGCGCTGGTGGCGG